ATTCTGAATCTGTCTTATGCAGTCGGCTTTATTGACCATTTTTCTACCTCCTTAGAAATAAGATGTCCGCGGGTTGCCGTCCATCATCTCTTTGTGCGTGCCGCTCTGCATCTCTTTCCATCTCTCGATATGCTTTCTGTTTTCGAGCAACACGTGCAGATCGTGTTCCGCCTTGGTAAGCCCTTTGGACTCCGACCTAACCAATTCGTCAATGGCCATATCTAATTTTTCGATATATTTTTGTGTATACATAGCCTACACCTCCCGGCATCTGCGCAAATGTTCCACTCCACGAAGATCGAAGAAATCAGCCATATTGTTATTCAAGTACAGCGGGATTCTTGTCCGGCCACGCTCCGGCAGATCAATCCCGAATTCCTGATCGCCAAAGGTGCATTGTGCTGTTTTTCCGCAGCTCGTTGTGATTCTGCAAACAGTCTTAAGCAGCGGGATAGCAACCGTTTCCCCTGACAATAATATTGTAACAGGAAGGCTTTCTCCGGCCTCCGGCAGTGGGGATGTTAACACCAAGCAGTATTTTGTGCTCGGTTCCAAGGCCGTGGGGCCGGTTACGGTAATTTGCAGATCAGTACCAACCACAGCAATGGCGGTTGACACAAGTTTCGTAAAGCAATTTTTGCATGCACTCATTTTTATTCTCCTTTAAATTTTTTGATTTATTTGTTTGAGTTGCTCGATCATTTCGGCAGTGTTCGAAGCGTTGTACCTTGTGTTTTCAAGATTCTCTTTTGTCAGTTCAAGAGTTCTCATGTTGATTAACATATTATTCACCGCGACGGTTAGAATTGTAGCGGTCAAAAGAGATCCCCACCAAGCGCCCACAGAGCTGCGTATAGCAATCTCGTTATCGGTAATCGGTTGTTTCCTCGCCCGAAACCACTGTCGGCTCATCCGCAACACCGCCTTTGCCCATGAATCCATTCACGGCTTTTTCAATACTTACGCTTGCGCCGTTTATGATTCCTATAAATTTCTTTCTTTTTTCCGGATTCTCAATTAGTGTTCCGGCGTATAACAACCCCAAAACTTGAAGTAGTGGCATCTATTCACCTCATCTTTCCTTGTATTTGTACGGTTTTCATGGTATAATAATTATGGTATGGATAGGGTAGCTCCCGAATGGCGGTTTCCCGATCGCCTTCCATACCATAAACATTCGGGACGACAAATTACGGGAGGTTTGTATTTTTATGCCAAATTTCATTGATTTAACGGGACAAAAATTCGGGAGGTGGGTAGTACTTGAACGCGCCGAGAATGACAGGAACAAAAATACACGATGGTTATGTCGCTGCAAATGCTCAAAAGAACGCATCGTGCAAGGAGATCATCTTAAAAGCGGTGCGTCCACAAGTTGCGGGTGTTTTCGTAGTGAATTCACGCAGAAAAGAAGCAAAACGCACGGAATTAGCAAATCTCCATTATATTCATGCTGGATCCATATGTGGCAACGTTGCACAAATCCGAGAGACAAGAGCTACATAAATTACGGCGGCAGGGGCATAAAAATAGATAGCAAGTGGCAGGATTTCGAGCCGTTTAGGGATTGGGCATTATCACATGGTTATTCAAACGATTTGACTATTGACCGTATAAACGTAAATGGTGACTATACGCCGTCTAATTGCCAATGGACAAACAGGCTTGAACAAAACCGCAATCAAAGGGTGCGCTCGGATAATACAAGCGGATGTCGGGGCGTATGCTGGGATAAAAGAAGCAATAAATGGCATGTCACGATAAGCATTAATGGAAAGTCCAAGCATATTAAATATTGTGTAGATATAAACGATGCCATTATAGCCCGCAAGAATGCCGAACTTAAATATTGGAAAAAAGAGAAAAGCGACTAATGCCGCTTTTCTTTCACTTTAACGGCAAATGTACGATTCGCTATTCAATTTCGTTAGCACCAACCATTGCCACGATCATCGCGATCCCCGCGTCCGCATCTGTCAATGCCTCTAACACATGCGCTGACTGTCTCCGCAAATACGGGTGTTACGTTGGGCTTGTGTTCAAGTTCGCGCTCGATCATGCCGAATTTTGCGTTCAGATTCTCCTGAAGCTCTGCAAACATGCCGCTGACAAACAGCTGATTCTTCTGCTCCTGGATAACCATGTCTTTCTCGATCAGTTTTCTTTCCAGATTCTTTTCGTAAATTTTGTTCTGCTCGATGATACCGGCATCCCTGGACGTGACAACATCCTTATCAATCTGACAATTGCTTACGCAGCAGCAAGGATTAGTCAGCCGACTACGGACCTCATCAAAGTCGCGATCATGATTATGTCCTTCACCACAACGGCCGCCAAACAGCCCACCGCCGGAAAAGCAAGCGAAGAATAACAAAATAATGATCAGAAATCCCAGACCACCGCCGCCGCCGAGTCCCCAACCGAGGCCACCGCCGCCGATAGAATCGTTCTCGATACTATAACTTGCCATGTTTTTTATCTCCTTTCATGATTTTTATGTTAAAGGCAGAAGCCTATAAACATTGATTTTATTTCATCCTATCTAGCTTTTCGCGATACGAATTTACCGGAGCACCCGCCTGTCGAGTGGGAAAAGACTGGCTTGCGCTGAAATTAGATGGCGCTTGTCTATATTGCGATTCCTGAAATCGATCTTTTATTTTGTTGAGACTTAAGCCGTTGCTTGATAAAATGCCATTTACAGCTATTTTGACGGCGGGATTTCGGTCCAGTATGGTCGATATCCTGTTAACCATGGGTGCGCCCCCAACGGCATCAATGGCTCTGTACAATCCCTCTTCGCTGCTTCCAAACTGCTTTGCGCCCTGGATGGCCTGATCAAGCATCTGTTTGCTTTCGGGGTTTGACTGTATCCTTGCTGCTGCGTTTTTGCTCACTTTGCTTACTGTCCTCACCAATGAATTTAAGTCCATCTTTTTCCTCCATTTTGGTTATTTTGTCAGATAGCTTTTGAATGGTTGCCAAAAGAGTCGCATTGATTTCCTGTTGCTGTATTGCCTGCTCCTGCAACAACTCTTCTGCTGACTTCGGCGGTATAATGTCGCCCAGCTCCACAAGGCGGTTATAGAACCCCTCTGCCTTTGATATGGCCTCATTTAGCGTTGATTCGAGTTCGTTACAATACTCAAGTGTGTGACCTATCAAGACCTGCTGGTTTGATTGAAATTCCAGGATATCCCTCCCGGCGATAACGCGGGTTGGATAACTGTTTATGGTCCCATTTTCAAAAGAATAATTCATTTATGCCCCTCCTGTAATCCCATAGGTATTTCTCCAATCAATGCCAAAACATTTAGATTGTCCGCGCAATCAATAGATAAGTAAAAATCAAACATATCCTCCGCTTCTGCCTCTTTGTATCCGATCCGCGTCATCCGGTCAATAAACTGCTTTTCGCTCATATAATTTTCCGTACCTCCGCTATAAAGTCACCCAGCGGCACGCCATAGCTTCTGGCAACACTCTCGCCGCACTGAACACCGCTTTGCAGCATTAATTTGAATCGCTCCCGCTGCGCATCGCCCATCCCATTTACAAAAAGCCTGGCACAGTTCCCGGCGGTGACTGAATGACTGTCGGTTTCTTTCTTGCCGGCCGGTGCGTTCTTGGATGCCGGTGGCTGAATTAAATTACTTACCATCTCCAAACCTCCCGTAGCTCATAGACAAAACGATACATGCAGCTTCAATAAAATCCTTGCTGAAATGCTTCTTCTCCTTGGCTTCTTTGATTGCGTCAAGTGTCATTTCTGTTAAATCTGTCAAGGCTTCGTCTAATTTGTCGATCACGTTGAAACCTCCTGTCACGTTCATTCCTAATGTGTTAATTTTAATGGATTTAGGGGAAGGAAAAGCATTTGAATAATGCTTATAAAACTTAGGAAAAGTGTTAAAAAAATACAATAAAAAAAGAGACCTCCTATAAAAAGAAGTCTCTTGTGCCTGAATCTATTTCGTTTTTCTCTTGCCAGCACTCACCGGATACAGCACAACGGGCAGACCGTCCGGCTGATTCTTAAAAAAGGCAGAATTTCTATAGTCCAGGGTATACCCATTATCAAAAGCAAACTTGGCGCAGTCGGGATACTTTTCAATGTGTGCCGTTACTCTACCGGCAAAAAGAATATATCCATCTTTGTCGTAATCGGCGCTCTTTAATTCGTCAAGACTTTCTGAAATGCAATCCAGAATATTTTTTAACACCAGATTTTCCAGTTCTAATTTTTCCGTCCTTGTCATTTTGTCTCCTTTCGCTTCGCTCTTATTTTTCATGACACCTTACTGCTCTTCTGTGTGTATACGCTTTTTACAAGAACATATACGCGCCTCACAAAAGTATCACTGCCAATTCTTTCTAAGTAATCCACGATTGATTTAATATACGTTTCGCGTTCGGTCATAATTTTTTACCTCCTCCGCACATGCTTCTCACAAAGTAGTACGCGCACCTTGTCAGTGTCACATTATTAGTTCTCTCTAATATTTCCATAATTAACTTGATGTACTCCTTATGTTCTGCCACGATTTATATCTCCCTTCATCTCTGCACGCCGTATATGGCCTGGTGTTTTTTTATTATTCCTTCAAAAATCTGCCGCAATTGCTTATCTTTGCTGATAACATCCATTTTTGTCAATGTTTTCGCTTCGGTTTTAGTAGCTCCTCGTCTCACCATATCTTTTCTGCGACGGATTAAACGGCTACCCAATAAGATGCCGGAACTTTCCTCCAGTTCTTTGTATATCACTCCCCGGAACTTGACCGGGCTTAAATGATATGTCGCTACCATCACATTGATTGCGCCGTTCATATCAGCGCTCCAGTGGTCAATGCTCGGGTTTGCAAACACTTTCAATGTGGTTTCCAGCTTCGTCGCTGATTCCTGCGCTGTCTGCTCAATGACGGCAAGGCGCTGATCTTGGATTTCCAGCAGTTGTCCCTGTGCCTCTAACTTTCGTTCAAGTTCTACCGTGTTCCGCGCCATTTGCAATATCATTTCGGCTTGTGTAAGCTGCGGGAGATTATAGCCTCCTTGTTTGCGGATGGCCGGAAGTACTTCGGCGGTGACCCAACGCTTGAATTTCTTGGCGCTGGGCAATTCACTCATGATGATAAGGGCATACATGCCGGATTCATTAATGAGAATTGTTTGCTGTGTTCTGCCTATGGCATCGGTGATACCCTGTTTTAGGGTATCATCTTCGTCGACATGATGAACCACAGCATCATAAGGCTTCTTGTATCCCAGCGCCAGCGCGATATCCCTGCCGACAAACCATGCCTCATTATCAATTTCCACTGTTCTCACTTCTCCAAACTCCGGATTGTTAAAAATCTGTAGCTCGTTCATAATAAAAAATCTCCTTTCAAATTTGTGCTTTGACAGGAGATCCCTGCTCGTGTTATAATATTTACGAGAGAGATCTCACATCGGGACATTTGTTTATGCTTACCAGGCGACAAGTGTCCTATTTCTTTTCATTCAAATACTCTACGATCAGCATTCTGATCAAGCTTGATACATTTAACCCCCTCTCCATTGCCTTAATCTTTAAGGATTCCAAATGCTCCTTTCTGATATAAGTACTCACTCTTTCGGTGTTCTCTATCTGCTTTGGCGACATATCACCACCTCCTTTATAAGTACTATTATACACCTTTATAAGTACTTGTCAATACCTTTTTAAAAAATGAGCCAGTGAATTTAATCACCGGCTCTTGTATTATCATAATTTTGGGTCTATTATATGTAACATACCTTTATTTCTCTATTATTTGCTTAGGGACAAGAATAATTACGGCATTAATGTTTGATAAGTTTCCTTGTATTCGATTGTTGCCAAGCCCTCTAATACATAAATATCCTCGCCAGTGATATGCACATTTGTCCAATATTCCCCTTCATAATATACAATTGTTCCATCTGATAGACCTTTTAAGAGTTTGGATAATTCAATCGATCCGCACCGATACCACGTCCCCCCATAAGGCGGCGCGCCAACGGATGAAGCGGTTTCTGCTGGACTGGCAGTATGGGCTTTCCAATAATACCCGCCATAATAGACCACGGTTCCGTTTGCCTTTCCTTTATTTATCGCATCCTGCCCGTCAGCATTGCATATTTCCCATTTAACGCCCATTTCCGAATATAATGGCGGCGGTGTGTTCGGATCTTTCCATACGCCGTTGCTTCCTATTTGATATTCACCAATAGTGGTATCATGCGCCATTTTTCCATCATCGTAAAAATAAAACCATCCCATCGTAAAAAGCACCCATCCCGTGAGCAATTCGCCGTCTGCATTGCGGTAATACGAATCAGAACCAATGTCCTCCCATCCGGCAAACGCATTCATAACTGGTGTTGATAATAAAACAAATGCCAAAATAAAAATAGTTCCTAATTTCTTCATACCTCGCATTCTCCTTTTCTTTTTTTCTAATTATAACAGATTGCGGAAAAATTGTCGATAGGTGGGAGACAGGAAAGCGATCCCGTCTTTTTCTTCTTTCTCAATGCAAAAAAGTTTAAAATATTTGTAAAAACCCCTTGACATTCTAACACTATAGTGTTATACTAGTATTAAGTTAAGGAGCACAAAACACACAATAAAAGGAGAATAAAACTATGAGAACACCAACAGCAAAAGAAATTACCGAAATGAAAAGAATTGTTAAGAAAGCAACCGGGAGGAACATGAAAGACATCGAAATCACGTCTTACAGTGCCAGCGTAATCGGTTATAAGTATTTCGCTACAAATCATGATCGTGTAACTAATAATTACACTTATGGAACAGTTGAGGTGTAATATGAAATTACAAGAATTCAGAGTCCGGGCCGGATACTCCCAGTCCGGACTTGCAAAAGCGGCAGGGGTATCCTATTCCCTGATCCGCAATATTGAACAAGGCCAGAAACGCATCGAGGGAATGTCAGGCGAAAAGCTGTATAAGCTTGCGCTGGTGCTGGGATGCCGCATGGAGGATTTTCTTGACACGGGCAATCTTTTGCGAGAAGTCGCAAAGAATTACGCAGGATTGACATGGGGAAGCCTGCGGACAGAGGAACAAGAAATGCTTCTTGACGGCGCGAATGCAGTTGACGGAAGAACCGGGAATAACATAACGGACGATGGCGAATGCACTATTGATCTTTCCGTATACCCGTTTTCGGTGCCCGGAAAAGTTGTAGGCGGTGAGGTCATGATTAGTGATGACGCAGTAATATATTCCAGCGAGGGATAAAAGTGAAGAATGAAATTATCAGACATCCCCAAAACTGCAAAAATGATTTGACAGGCAAAAAATTCGGAAGATTGACTGTGATTGGGATGGTGAATGAAAAAACGAAAGACTATAAAAGAATGTGGCAATGTGAATGTGAATGTGGAAAACCACCCATAAACATCAGGGAAAGAAGTCTGCTGATTGGAGATACACGCTCATGCGGCTGCCTACGTAGAGAAGCATTGCACAAAGCTGGTGAGAAAAAAGTCGTACACAATCAAGACCTGACCGGGAGACGTTTTGGCAGATTGACGGTGCTAAGAAAGGCATCCACGGGGGAGCGGGGATATCGAGACAGATGGGAATGCAAATGTGACTGTGATAAAATAAAGGTCATTGCACGTCAAGGCTTGGAAAAAGGACGCGTGCTTAGTTGTGGATGTTTAAAAAACGAAAAGGCATCAATGAGGGCGGTCGAGACATTTGGCTTGGTGAATGACACGAATGTGACAATAATCATGTCAAAGAAAATGCCCAAAAATAACACGACCGGAGCAAAAGGCGTGTATTTGAATAAAAAAACCGGGAAGTATCGTGCAGGAATTGGATTCAAGGGAAAGTGGTATTCCCTCGGAACATCCGGCACGTTTGATGAGGCAAAGGCAGCGAGGGAGGCAGGGGAGGAAAAACTGCACGGGCCTTTTCTCGAATGGTATAAAGAGGTTTACCCAGAGCGGTTCGCCAAAATAGCTAAGAGTAAACGTGAAAAAGTTTGATATATCTGTAAAAACCTCTTGACTTTACGACTATATAGGCGTATAATAAGTATATAAGATAAAGAACCGGAGGAAACAAAGATGAAAAAGTACAACTTAAGTGAGATTATGAAAAGAGCGTGGAAGAACTACAACACAAGCAAAAACACAATCAACGAAAAAACCTTTGCGGAGTGCTTAAAGAGAAGCTGGAGAACCGAAAAGACCAACGTTGAGATGGAAGAAAAAAAGGCGGCAAGTGGAGTTGTAAGAATGCTCTACTCTGAATACAAGAACAACTACGCAAGCTGCAAGACGGTTAATGGCTCGTATGATGCAAAAACTAAAACAATCGAAGTTCACACAGCCTATCGCGTAATCAATGCTAGCGCACCGGCAAAGATGGCATCCGCTGCAAAATCAAGATTTGATGAAACTGGCAAGTGCCGCCTTTGTGGTAGCTGGTGCCACGGTGACTGCACCGCATGAGAAGGGAGAAGGTTATGAAAAACAAACTGAAACATTATCGAAGTATCAACGGATTTAAACAAGCAGAACTCGCAAGTATGAGTGGCGTCAATCTTAGGACTATCCAAAAGTACGAGAGTGGCGAGTATAAAATAAGTAACATGACTTTGCAGAATTGCTACGCATTATCGCAAGTGCTTAATTGCAGAATGGAGGATTTTATGAGAAATACTATAATTAATAAACATGGAATAGAGATTGATTTTGACGTAGCCGTCAATTTGATGAATGATGAATTACGGGAAGAATTACACAGGGAACTGGCGCCATGCGCTGATCAAGAGTTTTTTGACGCTTATGCGAAGGCCCATGAAATTAAGTTCGGCGAGTCATGGGAGTGTGGAAAGGAGAATCCGGTAATTTGACAAAGCCAAAGAATATATATAAATACGACGTTGACAGCAAAGAATGTGTTGGTGTATACGGCTCGATAGCAGCAGCGGCGGCTGAGCACAGGGTTACCGCCGCCTCAATCAGCAAAACTCTTATACAAAACCGGGATTGCGCCGAATACTCACACCTCGTCAAGGGTTTTGCATGGTCTTATGATTCCAACTACCATCCGAGACGAAAAGAAGTTCATCGATCACCTCCGCCGGTAGTTGAAAACTGCCCTATCTGCGGAAAAGAGTTTCGCCGATATCTGTCGGACACAACAAGCACTTGCGGATCATCAGAATGCAAAGCAAAGCAGGCGTCGCTAATACACAGGGGAATAAAATTCAAATGGAGTCCTGAAGCTCGGGAGAGATTGTTAAATAAAAACCCGTCCGACAATTTAAAAAAGGGAACTCCGGCATCGCAGATAAGCCCCCTTGCTGGACCGTTTGACACCAACGTGACGGCAAAATACTGGAAGATACAGGCCCCATCGGGCGAAGTGTTTGAGTTTAACAACCTTTTGAAATGGTGCCGGGAAAACGCTGATCTTTTTGGTAAGGAAATCGGGAATCCGCAAGATGCACATGCCATAGCATCCGCGTTTCGGGCCATAAAGCAAACCCGTCAAGGTAAGCCGCGACGGGCCTACGCCTACCAAGAGTGGACATTGCTGGACTACAAAGAATTTAATACTCTGCATGGATGATATAATTGATAGCCATTTTACGTAGATTGGATAAAGAGGGGAGCAGATATGACAGGATTAAAAAGATATGAATTCACAGATTCGCACGAATTGAGTGAAGAAGCGTTTCGGGTTTATAGCGATAGTAGTTTTGCTTTTTACAAATCGGGTGACGCTTTTTATGTGGCTGATAACAGTTCGGATGAACCATGGGAACTTGGAACTTTAGAAGACGTTGAAGAGTATCTGTTGGTTTTCGCTGATAACGGCGAATGAAATCATACAAAACCTTAGAAATAGCGGGAACCGGACATCTGGAACCCGCTATTTTTTTATAAAACTCTTATAATCTTCGATTTTACTTTTTTAGACAAAACATCTGCCTTGGATTTGGATATGTTCATGGCGAAAGTGATTTCTATGATACTTTTGTTCCGGCTCCGGAGGTTGAAAAACTCCATTTCCTCCGGCGTAAAATTGCATAGTGTACGGAACCGCTCAATTTCTGGCATTGTAAAATCGCATACTTTAAGCTGCTGGGCCATTAAATTGCTCCAATCAAAAAGAATGCCCTGGGTGACATCCTCGATTTTATTTCTTTTTCGTTTTTCTAACCGCCGTGCCTTTTTTGTTACCGCTCTTCTTGAGTCTCGTTTTGACTTTTTGTCCCATTGTTATTCTGCACCGATCCCCCATTATTTACGTTTACATTGTTATAACCGTTTCCATCCTGCGAGTAGCCTATATAATCATATTGCGAAATATACCAGACAAATCCACCGATAGTAGTGGCCCACAGCGATAATATTATAATCAAAATTATCCATAATCGCTTGATTGTCGACTTCAATTCCTGCAATATCTCCGTGGCGAAGTTGAGATGTTCCACTCTTTCCTCAACGTCCACAATTCTTTCGTTAATATCCACAATCCCTCCTTGTTAACCAGAGCGTTTAGGCACGGTTTGGTTGTGTTCTTTTCTTAAGTGTTCGTCCAGACGGTCATGCACGCGCCTGATAGAATCTTTTGTGTCTCTGGAATTCTGCCCGACCAGATTTTTGATTTCGTCCAAATCCTTGCGCACATACTCCATTTCCTTGTTGAACGCTCCCCAGCGTTCATTTTCTCTCGCACTGTCTGTATTACCGCTTCGCCAAAAGGAAGCAGCAGCAAGACAGCAGCAAACAATAGTGCACATTAGCTGTATTGTATTCGTGTCCATTTAATCACCACCGTCATATTATTTTATCTGATATGTCCAAACCTATCGAATCCGAGAGGTTATCCAATGCCCGGGTATTGCAATGCGCCATCTCTGTCGGGTGTTAACGTGATCGGCTCCGTTGCCATTTCGCCATTTTCATTCAAATAGTACCACTTCCCGTTGATGCCCTGCAATCCTTTCAGCATGGCCCCGTCTGCACCAAGATAATACCAATGCCCGTTATGCATGTACCAGACATTAGCAACCATCATTCCGGCTCCATCAAACCAGTACCATTTGCCATCGTTGGAATCTTTTACCCACTTGTTAATTACGCAATCGCCCGTGTCGCCGTTATAGTAACGCCACCCGCCATCCTCTTCGTGCCAGCCGGACTTCTTTTCCGATGCGTGATTTTCCGTATCGGAAACGCCGTAATACATTGCTATCGCGGACGCTTCTGCCTGGGCCAGCCGGTCAAGATTGTTATCATCAAGCAACCAGGCTGTTATGGCGGCGTTGGTATGAAACGAATGTTCCAGGATTAACCCCGGTGTTCCGACTGCCGTGGCTCCGCGAATTACGCCATAATAATCGCCATTACTGCCGCTCCTGTTTTCGATTCTGGCGGCTTGTTTTGTTCCCATAACACTTTCTACCACTCGCGCCAAGATAAGCCCTACGGCGTCCGCTGAATGGTTTACAGCGCAGTAAGCAGCCGGGTAATCAATGCTGTTATTGACCGTACTTGCTACCGCATTGGAATGATTGGAGATAAACAAGTCGTACCCTTTTGACGCTATGCCGCGGTCATACGTTGCCTTGTCAGTTGCTTGATTGGTGCGTGTGGTAATGACCTCAAATCCATATTGCTGTAAGTACTTTTTTTGCAGTTCAGTCAGTTTCCACGCCATGTCCGATTCATAATATCGGCTGTCTGCCGGTGACTGATTATATTTTCCAAAATGTCCTGCATCAAGACATATTTTCATCGCTTTCCCTCCGTCGTACTGCGTCAGATCGTTGCTCTCAATGACTGCGCATAGCTTGTCTACATAGGCCATGTCAGTCGCATATCCACCGGCCTTAATGATCTGCGCTGCCGTTCGGTAATCTGTGCAGCCGAAAAGACCGGCATAGCGCAATGTACCGCCGTTCATGGCCCCCAATAGGTAATCACTATGGTCCTTGATGGACTGCGCAAGCGATTGATATTTGCGGAAAGCTGCCGTGATCGTATATTCGTTGCCGGCAGTGTCCTGCTCCTTGGTTTCCTTAGTGCATGTGCTGCCATCCCACTTCGATGCCCATGTATTGCCGGACAGCACGGCCTTCATGCCAAATAGATTGCTTGCCATGACTGCCAGTTCACTAGTTCCATATGCCGATTCCAAGCAGGCCTGCGCAATCGTGATGCTTGCCAAAATACCGGAGGCTGCCATATCATTCATGGCAGCCTCGGCGATTAATTCAATAAATTCCCTGTTTGTCATTTTCCTCCCAAGTTGCGATATCGCAACTACTGCACTTCCGGAATGCCAGTAATTACTGACGTCATCATGGAGGCAACCGCCGCAACTAATGAAATAGATAACATTCCAATCCAATCAACATCAGATACCGCCTGTCCGACTGTAATCATTGTCAAGCCGGTCTGGCAAAAGGTCTTCAATGCTCTCACGCCCGCTGCTTTTACCCATTCTCTACTCATTCTTAATTCCTCGCTTTCGTTTTGTAAAATAAAATAACCACCCGCAGGTGGATTGTTGCTCATATCAATTTGTAGTGTGGCCGCTCCTGCCTAAACCACCAGTACCGAAGCCAATCATCAAGCACGATCCCGATCAGTGATATCGGCATCCACAGTATCATGTATTGCGGACATACCTGACCGAGAATATTCCCCGCCATATTGCTGTAATCCCATATCGCCCACCCGAAGCGCAGATTAACAATATAGCCGGTCAAAAACTCTAAGATTGTTACGATACAGGTTCCAACCAATACCTGCCGCCAGAGTGGCATTTCCCACGGTATGATCTCATTAATCAGCCCCAGACAGACGAAACAGATGCCACCCAGAACAAACATGGTCCAGTGGCTGTATCCGCGCCAGATCAATTCAATTATGACATATAAACCGCCGCCGGTAAGCAGCAGGGTTAAGCACTTGATTAACTGTTTCATGCGTTTCCTCCGGATACCGCCGCGATAATGGCAGCCATGCTATCAGCCAAATCGGCCGGCAAGGCTGCGCCGTAGCTGATAGCGTCAAGCTCCGCAAATGATTCGGCGCGACGAATCCACGCGTTGAGGTGATTGCAATATGTTGTGTGGTATAGTTTGTGTTCCGTCGCAGCCGTGCCGATACTTATGATATCTGCCGCTTGATATAGTTTACACAGTGCGCCGTCTGCGTGATAGGGATATGCCAGTGCGCCAGCTTGTACCGCTGCCACCGCTGCCGACAAATTGATTTGGTCTGTCTCAGTCAGGCTGTAGTGCTCTGTGTTGCCGTCGGTCAGTTGTACGTCAAAGCCAGCTGCAATAGCCATAGCACAAGCCGCTGCTATCTCCTGCAATTTGGATAGTCGCCGTTCTGGTAAGGTTGGTATGTATGGTTCCGGCGGTTCCTGTGGTGTGTCGGTAGGTGCTTGGTATATACTGCCGTCGTTACTAAGATATATCGTTCGGCCATCGTCTCGATATACCGTTTCGTATCCGATTAGAGTAGTTGCCTCTTCGCCGCCAGCTGTATATAGTGTGATTTTTCCCCATTCTGCCGGAACTTCGTCAGCGAAAATGATTTGCATAATATTTGGCGCTGACGGATAAATGCTCTTAATTTCGTACAATTTGATGCTGCTTTCAATTTTGATTCTTTCCATTTCCGTGCTTCCTTTCTTGATTTTTATATTTTGGAATTTCTGCGCGGAACATTGATTAGCTCGATTTCATTAAAAGAATCTTTGCTACAACTACCACGGTTTTTGTTGTAGTGCCGATATTTTGAACATCAAACCGCATCTGATTACCACTCGTTACAATGTTTGCAATAAGTAAATCTGGTTGATTTAGCGCATAACCGACGCTGCCAAGTATTTGATAACCTTCCAGCGTGCTTGCTGCAAATCCGACATAGACTGCACTTGTAATCCCTGGTTGCAAAATCACGCTTCCAGATTCTCCTTGTGCTACCTTTAAGTGGTTGACTAAATTACTATTTAACTGCGTGACTTGATCCTGTAATACCTTGGCCACCGCTGCCGAAACTGGCAATTGCGAGTTATTAGTGACAGCATTATTAACCAGCATGCCAACCGTGAGGATGCCGGTTTTGAAATTGTTAAAATCTTGAATGAATTTTCGGATTTTGCCAGTGATCGTTCTTGTCGCTTCGCCCGCTGCTGGTACGGGGAACGCTTCGGTGATTGTGTCAAATGTTGCTATTTGCGTATTGGAAATATCACCGGTTCTCGGTACCCTATCTTTCAATTCTGCATCAATGATATCGGCATTATCGTTAAAATCGCCGATATTGTAAATGTCTTCCTGCCCCGGCTTGATCAAATTGTAATTTTCCGTAAAGCTCGCCATTATCCCAAGTCCTCCTCTCTGATTTTAAGATGCGTGAATTGCCCCAGAAATCCATGTGTGTAATCGCTTAGCGCTTGGTGCTGATTGTATCTGATAACGAGTGTATACACCAGATTGGCCGGAATAATCTTATCAATCGTTATTTTCACTTCGTTTACCCAGTTTTTCCCATGCCGCAAACTGGCGATATTCAATGTATGCGCACGATAATTCAATTCATAAGACCAGCCGCCAGATCCCATGATATTATTCATGATATCCCGCAATGCTGTTTCTGTATACGGAATATCACTTATCAGCCTGTTCAGTATTCGGCCTCGCCTAAAATCAAGCGTTTCGGTCAGCGGATCGGAAATTATGCTTAAGGCATTTTCCCACTGCAAGACACCTTGTTCTGTGGCTATTACCGGAAACGCATCACGGAATGAATTTTCCACAGATTCCGACAATGCGTCCAATTCTGGCTGAATCGCGTTTATGATTTCTTGAATATCTATGTTGTCATCGTAAATGCGGTTATAAAAATCTCTTAACATTAATTAATCACCACACTTTCAAGCACTGGCAAATGTTGAGACAGGGGTGATTGCTGAATATATAAATCCGTCGGCGAACCATTGATTAATACATTTGTAACATTGTTGATTCCCGGCAGACTGATTATAGCGGATGTTATGCGTGCGACAAATATTGACAAGCCATCGGAATCAGACCACTGCTTTCGCACCTCCAGTATGTATTCAAACAATGCATCTTCAATCAATGATTGCAACTGGCCAATCGTATAGCCGGTTTGCAGATTCACGGAAGCAGTTATATTGACACTTAACTTGTCAGGCGTTACAACCGTCACCCGGTGCCCAATCGGGGCTATTCCAAGCCCTTCTCCGCTGTTTGGGATAGGGTCTATTGCGGTCTGCACAACGCCAATGAATTCGCTTGTGGCAGGGTTATATTCCGCATCAATAATGGATACCATTACCGTGCCACCGCCGTCCCAGACCGGAAATATTTTGGCTGCCCCGACACCCGGGATAGCTGTTGTGAACTGCTTGTAATCGGAAACATTGCCGCCGAATGCACGATTGTTAATTCTTTCAATTATGCGCTTTCTCAATTCCTCGTCGGTTTCCGTGTCTTCCCCCGGTGTATATGTTCCGGTGATGGCAGCGGAACCTAAATTGTTAATCGTAAACAGCGGCAAAACGGGACCAAGGTATGTATTTCCGACAGTACCGGCGGTTTCGCATTCCAAAAGACAGCGGCCGGTGACTTCAAACCACTCGGTTAACACAAAAATCTGCCCGCCGGAAAGCGCAGGGACGGAAAAGCGGCTCCCGATGGTCAGATCAATGGGGTTTCCATCCGTATCAGCCATTTCGCCGATCCTTATTGCCCTGGTTGCCTGATTCCTCGTGATACCATGATTGGCGGCCAGATTTTCCAGATTAACGCCGACAGCGGACAGTATTGACACCTGTTCTTGAAAAATCGTGGCTACAATACTTTGCTGTGCTAATTCCGCAGCCACCGGCGCAAGGGTGTCATATATAATTGATCCCTGCCTTTTGTCCCGTGCTGTGGATACTCTTGCAAGCATCCGTGTCAATGTTTCGTCAAATGATGCCACTTACTGTCACCTCGCTTCCAAATGTACCTCTATCGCTTGTTACCTTAAACTCAATCAGCGCCCCGTCTCTTGATGTCCGGCTTACATTTGTGACCGAAACCGCCGTAATTCGGTCGTCCTGCAAAAGCGCGTCTCTTAATGTTTTTTGGATTGTATCACGCAAAAAGGAGAACGGCCTGCCGATATATTTTTTAAACTCAACCCCGCGATTATCGCTGTAGATCGGATACGCATAGCGCTCCGTTGACAGAATATGATATACCGCCTGTTGTATCGCTTCGATTCCGTCCACATTGCCGGAAATCTGATTATCAGTGACGCGGTACGTGAATGTCGGGTATTGAACTACGTTGATTTGATCTATTGTGACTCCGCTCACCTGCGGTATCATTTCAGCACGCTCCTTTCGACAAAATAGCGCTGACCAGCATTAAATGACATCAGAGTCACCTTTTCCCCGACCGCAAGATCGCCCCACAACCGAACGGTTTCCCCGGCGACTGTGATTGTTTTCGCTTTGCAAAGTGGAGACAGGACAAGCGCGCCCGCCGGTAGTGGCAATTCTCGGCTTTCCGATGCCATGATCATGATTCGTAGCGGTGATACACTGGCAACGGTTCCGTCGAATATCTCCGACCGTATCACGCTCGCGCTGTCATTGCCAATCCTTGTTACCACTCCGGCCAACCTGTTAGCTGATATTCCCATATACACCTCCTGCTATAGAAACCTCCAGCTGCATCGTGTGAAGCCCCTGCTGGTAGTTGTGTGATGCCGATACTATCCACATATCCTGTTTGATGCCCAGCTTGGCGATCGACAGTGTAAATCCGCTACCGGCGATCAGTTCCGGCACGCCAAGCGCATTTAGTTTCAAGGTCTGCGCTTCTCTGTTATATCTTTTTAGGTATTTGGCGGCTAAATCCGTCATTTGCTCGACGGTCATCGGCGTGTCGATTTCTTCGACCATCTGCAACACACCCCATTGCTTTTGTGATTCCGTGTAGGGTGACACGTGGGAGATTATTCTTCCGACATCTTTGTCAGTCCGCGTTATCTTGATTCGGTTGTAGACATCCTTGTCAATGCTGAGCTTGTATGTGTAGTCCGTCAGCAATGAGCCGTCGCCAATAATATAATTTGTCTTGCACTGTGCCAGCTCCGTAAATTCGAGCGTGCCGAAATTATCACGGATGAAGTAATACTTCCCGACCTCATGAACGATTGACTGCTCAATACCGTACTGAATGACCTCGTACAGCGTGCCATTGTGTATCTTGTATTCCGGAATCCACACTGACGGCGTAACGACCTTATACCGTGATTCAGTTTTACGCCCGGCAGATTCGCCGAAGTTCTCACTGCAAACCAGCTCAAATATCTGGCTGGCGGTCACACCCTCGGTAACATAGACTTCTTTGTTTTGCAGATACCGAATCTGGTCATAGGCAGTTATTTTGTTGTCGCCATCTCTGGAGGTTTCCATCGAAAATACATAGCCGTAAAATATGCCCCGGCCATTGACGGAAAATTTAATGATACTGCCATTGACGATTTGCAGTCGGTTGCCCGGATCGTCGCGCACCGTAAACGTGCACTTTCCCGGCTGCCCACTGATAAATGTGTCGTGCGTTACGGAATCCACCAAGGTTGTAATATCGTACATCGTGCCGGTCAATGTATTTTGGCATTGAATAGTGTATTGCATTAAGTCACCCACCCTTGCGGAATCACGTAGACTTGTCCGGGATAAATAAGATTCGGATTACTACCAACCACCGCCTTATTCGCCGCATACAACTCCGGCCAGTTCGCGCCGTTCCCGGACAGCCGCCTTGTTATTGCCCATAAATTGTCACCGCTTTTGACCGTGTAGGTCTGCGGTACTGATTCGGTGTTGTCTTTTCTCGGTTCTTCTGGCACCGTCGCGCTGGTAGTCTCCTCCACCGCTTGCACGACGATGATTTTAGCGCCATAAGGGCGGTATTCCGACAACGACAGGGTGTAGTATACTCTGTGTTCTTCTCCCGCCTTGCGAGCATGTTTAAAGTCGTCGACAACCACGTCCATGTTAATGTCAATGTCACTCGCCGTGAATTCCCCGGCCCGCTCGGAATCCCGCCAGTCTTCGATGAATTTGATAAATTCGTCGCCATCATCTTCGATAAAACTTTCGATCACAAAGGTGGCAAGGCCCGGCTTGCGCGGAATTACAACCTCGCCGGTACCGATAATATTAACTGTCTCGTTGTTCCCGGGTATTGACATTTCGATTTCTTCCGGCGCGATCGGTAACTCGTAATCGCCGTCACTTGTTTCAATAATGATATCTATCATGCCAGCACCACCCTCGAATCCGCAGCTTCTTCAAGCACTGCCGCTATCTCTTCGACAATAGAATTAACGTCAGCTGTTTCCCTGACTGTGCCAATAT